AGCCATTAACACAGCCGCAAACGGAAGCGTATTTACAAATACAGGTATTGTTAACTTACTGCTAGGCAATAACAATGCCGCTGGCGCAGTATTGTGTAACAACGTAGGCACGGGCGATGCAATCATTACATTTACACAGGCTAACGTCACCGCCACCTCTGGTGCTGGTGTCTTGACTATAAGATATATTGTAAAAGACAGCGATGGTTCTGCTAACCCAAGCCAAGCTTAATTAATCTCAGGGGCTTCGGCTCCTATGTTTAAACAAGGAGATTAATTGTGAATCAGACTAATGTAAAACAAGCACACCTAAACGGTAGTGGTTTTTTGGTTCTTGGACGCAATCGTGTAAAAGGAATTTCTTTTACTGGTTCAGCTACGGCTGGTTTTGTTGCGTTATTTGATACTACTACCGCACCCGTAACTACTGCTACTTATGGTCGTTCTGGAACAACCGTAACCGTTACTCAATCCGCACATGGACTTGCAACTGGTGATGTTATTGGTATTGACTTTGCCGCAGGAACGGGCGGTACAGCTACTAACGGTAACTATGCAGTAACAGTCACTAACTCAAGCACTTTTACAATTACGGATATTAACTCTGGAACTATTTCTGCTTCTCCAACAATGGTGTATTCAAGCCGTTGGTTAATGTCTTATGACGTAGCGGCAAGTGATTCGTTTAACAATTCACCAATTATTCCAGAGGATGGAGTATTGGCTGTAAACGGCATCTATGCGTATATGTCTAACGTAGTAGCTTGCAATATTTACTATGGCTGATAAAAGTTTTAACTTGATTGGTCGCAAGCTAATGATTGCGATCCCTTGTTACGATGGCAAAGTAAACATCAGAACTGCTTTTGCTATTGCTGAACTTGTGCCTAAGTTAGACAAGATGGGTGTACGACTAAACCTCGTACATATGTCTGGCTGTTCAATCATTACTAAAGCACGGAACAAATTAGTCCGTAACTTTATGGAATCAGATTGCACAGACTTCTTGTTTGTAGATGCTGACGTAGTGATTAACACAGATGCTGTTACTAGGCTATTAGCCCTATCATCAGACAAAGATGTTGTGGCTGGATCATATCCACGCAGATCAAAAGATGCTAAATTCTTCCTTGATTTCTATCTAGATGAAGATGGCCAGCTGGAGTTTGATGATCATGGATTGATGAGGGTGGAAAGTGTTTCCACAGGATTTATGTTAATTCGCCGCCATGTAATAGAACACATGATTGAGAAGCACCCAGAGTGGAAATATCAAGGCGATGGTGACGGTGAGACAGAACACGCACTATTCGACTTTATGATTCTTAACGGTCAGTACATTGGCGAAGACTATGCTTTCTGTTTAAGAGCAAGACAAGATGGATTTAAGATTTACTTAGATCCAATGATCAGTCTTCCACATATTGGCACAGAAGAATTTACACGCGACTTTGAGAAAGATGTTTTGCGTCCTTTGTTAAAGGAACACGCAAAGCCTCAGTTGAAAGTTGCAAATGGCTAAGACACCGGCATGGCAACGCAAAGAAGGCAAGAACCCCAAGGGCGGTTTAAACGCCAAGGGCCGAGCCTCCGCGAAAAAGCAAGGGATGAATTTGAAGCCGCCTCAACCAGAAGGCGGATCAAGGAAAGACTCTTTCTGCGCCCGCATGGAGGGGATGAAAAAGAAATTGACATCCGCAAAAACAGCGAAAGACCCGAACTCTAGGATTAACAAAAGCCTCAAGGCTTGGAACTGCTAAAGGAAATATTATGGATAAAAGAACTCCAGCCAGAGAAAAAGTTGAGGAAATGGAAATAGAGCGCACGTTTCCAATGGCAATGAAATTAGCCAAAGAAACTCCGATTATGAGCAAAAGCCCTAAAGACGCTGTTAAAACTGCTCTTACTCCTGTGGCGGCAATGGTTGATATGGTTACGGGGCCAAAAAGACGTTCTGAAGAAGATATGTCAGAACTTACCCGCGAAGTTGCCCGTGGCAATAAGATGGCAAAAGGTGGAAAAGTTTCCAGTGCTTCTGCCCGTGCAGACGGCATAGCCCAACGAGGCAAAACCCGTGGAAAGATGTGCTAATGGATGCAAACCTTATTTGGTCGGCAGTTTTGTCTATTGTGATGGGAGCGTTTGGCTTCTTCATGCGGGAAAAACTCAGCCAAGTCAAGGATATGGGCGAGGACATTAAGCGTGTTGAACGCCTTTTAAACATAACCCGTGAGGAGGTAGCCCGTGATTACGTTACTCAAACAGAAGTTCAGCGAATTACTGACCACATTGACCAGCGCTTCAATCGCCTTGAAGCAAAAATTGACCAGCTTATTCAGCAAAGGGGATAGAAAATGAAAAAAGTTAAGGGTTACGAGGGCGAAGAAGGCTCTATGGTAGATAGTAAAGACTACGGTGGCTCTAGCGGTACTGGTCAATATGCGCCAGCACCATCCGCTAAAAAGCAACGCACTGTTACCAAGGAAGAACTTGCCAAATCAGGTTTAAGTTTGCGTGACTTTTTAAATAAAGAACGTGGCCTTACTCGCCGTGGTGAATCAGCCGCCCCTATGCCGCCTCCTGTTCCTGCCGAAGTTACTCAAACAAGTGCGCCAGCTCCTGTTTCTGCTCCTGCTGATGTGACCAAAATGTCAGCCAATGAACGCATGAAACAAAGTATGGAAAGCAATCTTGCAGACGCTAGATCAGGTAGCGGTAAAACTGATACCAGATCTATTAATGAACGCATTCGCTCTTCTTCGGGTGCTGAAGCTATTGGTGATTTGCTTTCTAGAGCTAAACAAAATTACGAATCTACTAGACCAGTTAGCCGTCAAGTTCAAAGAGAGCGTGAGCAAGCTATGTCTAGAGGGAACTTAGCCAAAGGTGGAAAAGTTTCCAGTGCATCTAGCCGTGGCGATGGTATTGCCCAACGTGGTAAGACTCGCGGAAAGATGTGCTAATGCCATCCACATCCGCAAAACAACATAAGTTCATGGAGGCGGTGGCTCACAGCCCATCGTTTGCCAAGAAGGTAGGGGTTCCCCAGTCCGTGGGGAAAGATTTCAGCAAAGCCGATAAAGGCAAAACTTTTAAAAGGGGTGGTGAAGTGGCTACAACTAAGATGGGTAAACCAGTAATGAAAGCCGGTATGAGTACCGCTAAAGTTGGTATGAAGAAGCCCACCCCTATGGCAAAGACTGCTATGGCTGGATCAATGGGAATGAGAAGTGGCGGAAACGTTAAAAAGATGAATTCTGGTGGACAACCAGTTCCTCCTTTGAAGCCGATGGACTACAAATCTATTACCGATCCATCTAAGCGTGAAGACGCAAAAGCAAATGCGGCATACGATAAATTAAAAAATTCAAGCTTTATTGTGCAAGGCAAAGCTAAAGGCGGTAAAGTTTCCGCATCCGCCCGTGCTGATGGTATTGCTCAACAGGGCAAGACCAAAGGTAAACTGCTTAACACAGGTGGAATGGCAAAGAAAAAGTATTGCTAAACCAGCAGTAATTTAAAAAGGTTCAATATGCCAAAAGCTACATCTCAACACTTAGACGATCCTACTTACTACAAAGATTACAACCCACCTAAGTTGGGTAGTGGTATCAAGGTTGACAAAAATGCACCAGAGTTTGAGATAAGAACTTTGCCTGATAGATCTCCCGCTAAAAAAGAAGACTTTATGGGGTCAAAGCCAAGCAAAGGTATGCCCGAAGGCGCACAGACTTTGCCGTACAAACCAAATAAAAAAGCAGAGGCAGACATGAAGATTGTCCCTCTGGCAAAGGGCGGAATGGCCTCTAGACGCGCTGATGGTATTGCTACCAAGGGTAAGACTAGAGGAACACTCGTTGCCATGTGTGGCGGCGGTTATTCAAAGGGCAAGAAATGAGAGCAAGTCGTGGCATGGGGGATATAAACCCCTCAAAGATGCCTACCGGAAAGCGGAAAGCTAGACGGGATGACACTGACTTTACGCAATATGCTGAAGGCGGGGCTATTGGCTTGTATGCAAATATTAACGCCAAGAAAAAACGTATAGCCAAAGGCTCTGGTGAGAAGATGCGTAAGGTTGGTAGCAAAGGTGCGCCTACAGCGCAAGCATTTATTCAATCTGCAAAGACTGCTAAGAAATGAGTTACACCACTGGCGCAACCGCCTTCAACATGGACTTCACGGAGATAGCCGAGGAGTCATGGGAGCGTGCGGGTCGAGAAATGCGTACAGGCTACGATTTAAGAACAGCTCGTAGGTCAATGAACATAATGACCATTGAGTGGGCTAATCGTGGTTTAAATATGTGGACGATTGAGCAAGGCGTAATTGACCTAACGCCCGGATTGAATACTTATTCTTTGCCATTGGATACTATTGATCTGCTAGATCATGTAATTCGCACAGGCGCTAACTCTGCAAGCACCCAAGCTGACCTCACAATCAGCCGTATTAGTGTTTCTACCTATGCCACTATTCCTAACAAACTAACTGAGGCTCGTCCTATTCAGATATGGATTCAGCGTTTGTCTGGAGAAACTAGCCCGACTACTTTGGCTACCAATGGAAACGTTACCATTAGTGCCACAACAATTACGTTAACTTCCACTGCTGGATTAGCTGGATCTGGGTTCATTAAATTGGATTCGGAGATCATGTATTACAACTATTTAGACGGCAATACAATTGGTAACGTGTTCCGTGGACAGGCTGGGACAACAGCGGCTACGCATACAACGGCAACGGCTGTGTATGTGCCACAGCTTCCTGCGGTAACAGTATGGCCAACACCAGATAACTCTACTACCTACCAGCTTGTGTATTACAGAATGCGTAGGATTCAAGATGCCGGCTCTGGTATTCAAATATCTGATATGAATTTCCGTTTCTTGCCTTGTGTTGTCTCAGGATTGGCTTACTACATAGCCATGAAAGTTCCTGAGTTACAAGGCCGTTTGGATATGCTGAAACAAGCATACGATGAACAGTTCAATTTGGCGGCTGGTGAAGATCACGAAAAAGCCCCGTTGCGTTTTGTTCCTAGACAGCAGTTCATTGGCGGGAGTACCCCCTAATGGGTAATACATTCGCCTCTGGCAAATTTGCCATTGCTGAATGCGATAGATGCGGTCAGCAATACAAGCTCAAGAATTTAAAAACAGAGGTTATTAAGACCAAACGATATGAATTGAGGGTGTGTCCTGAGTGTTGGGATCCAGATCAGCCACAGTTGCTATTGGGTATGTATCCAGTAGAAGATCCACAGGCTTTGAGGAATCCAAGGAAAGATACCACTTATGTAACGGCTGGTGTGAATGGGTTGCAGGTTGATCCAAACAATACCTTTGGTGGCTACCCTACAGGGGGGTCTAGAGACATTCAGTGGGGCTGGTATCCAGTGGGTGGATCAAGTAACTTTGATGTAGATTTAACGCCAAATAACTTGGTGGGAACGACAAGTGTTGGTACAGTAACGGTAAGCGTAACTTAGGAGAAAAAGATGGACAAAGCTGACTTAAAACAAGACAAGAAAATGATGGCTGGTGCTGTGCATAAGCATGAGAAGAAGATGCATCCCGGCAAGCCAATGACTAAATTTGCTAAAGGTGGAAAGACCAATATGCAAATGCGTACATTAGGCCGTGGTATGGCTAAAGTTGCCAACCAGATGAAGTCTTCAAGGAGCAAATAATGGCTACATTTAGCAAAAAAATGATGGGCAAAGAAGTTGGTGATGCCAGCGTTTATGCCAAGCCACACACTATGGATGGTAAAGCATTCAAGATATCTGAGAACCCCGGCAAAACTGCTAACCACAGCAAGTTAGATGAATACAATATGAGCGTTGGCGCAGTTAGCAAATCTGCTGGTGACAAGCAACCTAAAACATCTGGCATTAAGATTCGCGGCACTGGTGCCGCTACCAAAGGTGTAATGGCACGGGGGCCAATGGGCTGAGATTTGTATGACATATGCTGAGTTAGTCGTTGCTGTTTCAGACTACTGTGAGAACACGTTTCCCACGGTAGATATGAACATTATGATTAAACAGGCGGAGCAACGCATCTATAACACGGTGCAGATCTCTAACCTGAGAAAGAACGTTACCGGAACCTTAACCTCTGGTAATAAGTATTTGTCTGCGCCTGATGATTTCTTGTCTACATACTCTTTAGCTATATATTCAACTGGTGGTGACTATCTCTACTTGTTAAATAAAGACGTTAACTTTATTAGAGATGCGTATCCTAATCCAACGGATACAGGAAAGCCTAAACACTATGCTATTTTTGGCCCGCAGTCCAATGATGTAAAAGAATTGACGTTTATTCTTGGCCCAACACCAAATGCAACGTACAACGCAGAACTGCATTATTACTATTACCCTGAGTCTATAGTTACCGCAAGCCAAACTTGGCTAGGCGATAACTTTGATTCTGCTCTTCTCAATGGAACTATGGTTGAGGCCATTCGTTACATGAAGGGTGAACCAGATCTGGTTAAGTTTTACAACGAGATGTATCTACAGTCTATTGCTCTGCTCAAGAACTTGGGTGATGGCAAACAGCGTATGGATGCTTATCGTGATGGCCAAGTGAGAACACAAGTTCAATGAGCATAGTTCAAACACAAACTACTAGCTTTAAATCAGAGCTATATAAGGGGATACATGATCTAACAACTGATTCAATCAAGATTGCCTTGTATACAGCTAATGCTGATTTAAACGCTGATACAACTGTGTATTCTGCAACGAATGAGGTGGCCGCCACTGGAACTTATGTAGCTGGTGGCGCGGTGTTAACTCCTATCACGGTGAGTAGCTCTGGTTATACGGCGTATGTGGGCTTCCCAAACATATCTTGGACGGGTGCAATCACAGCAAGATGCGCGTTAATTTATAACGCAACGCAGGGAAACAAGTCTATCGCTGTTTTGGATTTTGGTGCTGACAAAACTTCCACTACAACATTTACAATCACTATGCCAGCCAACACTTCGACAGCGGCGCTTATTAGGAGTTCAAATTGATAGTAACAACTACCAAGGGCGACATGGATGATTCTCTGCTAGAAAAGCGAGAGGGTGACATTGACAATGAAAACGAGACAACCACATGGACAGAGTATTGGCTAGAGGGTGAATTAGTCCACCGCTCTGCTCATGTAACTTTGAAGAAGCCACCAACTGTTGGTGGTGAGACTGGTAATTTTTAAGGAACTACTATGGCAAATACAGCATCAATGTGTACCTCTTTTATGGGCGAGTTAATGACTGCAACCCATAACTTTGGTACTGCACCCACACGGGGAACATCTGCAACCGATACATTCAAAGCGGCTCTATATCTGTCTTCAGCCACTTACAACGCCGCAACCACCGCATATTCAGCCACTGGAGAAGTTTCTGGTACGGGGTATACGGCGGGCGGTGTAACGGTAACGGCGGCAACTCCTCCTACTGCGACTAATAGTTCGGCAACTGCGGGTGTGGCGTTCTTTACGCCTTCTGCTTCGATAACATACACAACAGTGACTTTGACTACAGCGTTTAATGCGGTGCTGATTTATAACTCAACCCAGTCTAATAAGGCTGTGGCGGTTTATACATTTGGTGACCAGACGATTACCGCAGGTACGTTCACCTTGACAATGCCATCGAACACAACCACAACTGCCTTGATCCGTTTAGCTACCACCTAAAGGGTAAACAATGTCTCTCGGCTGGGGCTACCAAACGTGGGGGGCTAATGGCTGGGGCGGCACTCTTGAAGCAACAGGGGTAGATGCTACTGGAGCCATTGGGTCAGTCTCGCCTGATAGATCTGTAGCACTAACGGGTGTATCGGCTAGTGGGGCGGTTGGTTCTCTAACTCCAAGCCAATCGGCGGCGGAGACAGGGGACATAGCATACGGTTATGTTGGAACACTAAGTCCCACCCTAACGCTGGCTTTGACGGGCGTAGGGGCTACTGGAGAGGTTGGAACAGTAACGCATGGTAAGTCTCTTGATTTAACAGGCGTAGGGGCGGTAGGGGCTGTAGGAACGGTATCAAGGGGGGCAACATCGTTTGCCCTGACTGGGAATGTAATTTCTGGTGCGGTTGGAAGCGTTACCAGAGATGCAAGTTTTAGCCTAGCAGGATTGTCGGCTTTTGGAGCGGTTGGTTCGGTTGTTCCAACTTTTGAATTTGGATTGACTGGGGTAGAGGCGATTGGTTCAGTGGGTCAAGTAATTGTCCCGCTTCTACCTAACACGATAGTTGGAGAAATTGGTAGCGTAACGGTAAACAGGACGATTGAACTTGCGGGGGTGTCTCTAGCGGGTTCGGTTGGTTCGGTAAGCGTAGCGCCAAGGGTGATTGCCTTAACGGGCGTATCAGCAACAGGGCAAATTGGAACTGTAATTGCAGTTTATTGGAAAATAATAGATGACTCACAGACAGCAAACTGGCAAAATATCAGCAACCCGCAGACCCCAGTTTGGTCAAATGTTGTTGATACACAAACACCTAATTGGCAAGAAGTCGTAACTTGAGGTAAGAAATGACAACAGCATATACATCATTACTAGGGCTGGCGCTCCCCGTCACAGGAGAACTGTCTGGAACGTGGGGAACCACGGTAAATGACGCTATTACAAGTCTTTTGGATTCGGCGGTAGCAGGGACAACAACCATCACTTCTGATGCAGATGTAACCCTGACCACCACAACTGGTGCGGCAAATACTTCTAGAGAAGCCATCCTTCTATGGACGGCAAGCGGAACGGTGACAAGGACTATCACAGCGCCAGCGCAGTCTAAGGTCTATGTCGTTATTAATAAGACGGGAAGTACCCAGTCTATTAAGTTGGTGGGTGTTGGCCCAACAACGGGTGTAACGATTATTGCGGGTGAATCTGCTGTCTGCGCTTGGAATGGTGTTGACTTTATCAAGACTAGTTCAACGATTGCTAATGCGGCTGGTTCTAATACTCAGGTTCAGTTCAATAACTCAGGCGTTTTAGGTGGCTCGGCTAATCTGACATGGAGCGGCACGGCTCTGGCTATAACAGGCACGGCGGCTGTAACGGGTGCTTTGACGGCTACCCTAGACTCAACATTCTCCTCGACTGGTGCGTTGATTATCAGCAAGGGAACGACTGGTCAACGACCAACTGCGGCAAGCGGTATGTTGCGGTTCAACACCACAACGACTGAGTTTGAGGGCTATAACGGCACGGCATGGGCATCTGTAGGTGGTGCGGCTCTGAGCAACGACACAAGCACAGCGACCAACGTCTATCCTTTATTTGCAAGTGCTACATCAGGCACAGCATCAACTTTGTACACAGGCAACGCTAAGTTGCTATACAAGCCAAGCACTGGTGAATTTACATCATCTGTAATGACTGCGGGTAACGGTATTTTTGTGAATAGCCAAACAGTATCTGTAAGCTACACCATTGCGGCAGGATACTCAGGCATGTCGGCAGGCCCCGTCACCGTGGCAAGTGGTCAGGCTGTAACAGTTTCATCTGGCTCACGCTGGGTAGTCGTTTAAGGAATAAATATGGCAAGCATTGTTGTTAATGGCGATACATCTGGGGCAGTAACCCTATCTGCACCTGCGGTAGCGGGAACAGTCACAGTCACGCTACCTTCCGCATCAGGAACTATGGCGGTAAGTGGTGCTTCTCCATCGTTTACTACGATTACCACAACATCTGACGCATCTATCTCAGGTCTAACAGTAGGTAAAGGCGGTGGTGCTGTATCTACTAACACGGCTCTGGGGACAAGTACGCTGAATGCCAATACAAGTGGCGCAACTAATGTTGCTATTGGCTATCAAGCATTATTAGCAAACACAACTGGTGGTGATAACGTAGCGGTAGGAAAAGGAACGCTTGTTACCCATACGGGTGGCTCAAGAAATACGGCTGTTGGTGCGGCTGCTTTAAATCTTAATACAGTTTCAGACAATACGGCTGTTGGATTTAACGCATTAAATGGAAACACAAGTGGCGGTTCTAATGTTGCCGTTGGTTCTGGTGCTTTATCAGTCAACACCACAGCCTCTAACAACACAGCAGTAGGTTATCAGGCGGGGTATTCATTTGCTTCTACTGGTACTGCGCCAATAACAGCGTTTGGTTATCAAGCGGCTTACAGCAATAATTCTGCTGACCCACGCATTACAGCAATAGGTTATCAAGCACTTTACACAAACAATGGTGGCAGTTCTGAAAATACTGCGGTTGGTTATAGTGCGGCAAGACTTACGACAACAGGCGCTGGTCTTGTTGCTATGGGTAATGAATCATTGTCTGCCAATACAACAGGTTCATACAACATAGGTATTGGTTATCAAGCACTTACAACTAACACCACAGGCTCTTATTCTACTGCCGTAGGTTTTAGAGCATTAACCAGTTCAACAGTTGGCGGTAATGCGGCTTTTGGATTTGATGTTTTAAGAGCAAATACAACAGGTACATACAATTCTGCTTTTGGTGGTTATAACGGTGTTGATTTACCACCCATGCGATACAACACCACAGGGTCTAGTAATTCGGCTTTTGGTACAGGCGCATTAGCACAAAGCACCACAGCATCTAACAACACAGCAGTAGGTTATCAGGCACTTTACGCCTTTACTGGAGGTACTGGAAACCATGTTGCTGTTGGAATGTATTCAGGTCTAGCCGTAACTACTGGTAACGGCAATGCTTTATTTGGTTATGCCTCAGGATCAAACATTACTACGGGTTCAAACAATGTTTGTATTGGTCAAAACGCGGCAACAGATGCAGTAAGAAACATTACGACTGGTAGCGACCAAATTGTGATGGGAAGCAACGCCCATACAGCCGCTTATATTAAAGTTGCTTGGACTGTTACTTCAGACGCTAGAGATAAGACATCATTTGCTACTGTGCCACATGGTCTTGCTTTTATTAACTTATTGACCCCAACCAGATATCAGTTCCGTGTTTCTCGTGATGATGATACGCCTACGGGTATGGTTCGTTATGGCTTTAAAGCACAGGACATTCTTGCGGCTGAAGGTGATAACCCAGTCATTATTGATAACAGCGATGCTGAGAATTTAAAATACAACCAAGATTCAATGATTGCTGTTTTGGTTAACGCTATAAAAGACTTAAAAGCCGAACTAGATACAGTAAAAGCCGAACTTGCGGCTCTGAAAGGATAAGACATGGTAGCCTCAATAAATGCTTCAACTTCCGCAGGGGTGGTTACGACTGCCGATACCAGTGGAATACTTGCCCTACAGACGGCTGGTACTACAGCACTAACTCTTGATGCCTCACAGAACGCCACATTTGCAGGAACGCTAACTACTACAGGCATTACAAACTCAGGCGTAGCAACTGCCACAAGGTTTAACCCTACTGGCTCATCTGTTACTGGTAATGGAATGTATCTACCAGCGGCTAACTCTTTGGGCCTGTCTACTAATGGCACTAATGCTGTTTATATAGATTCTTCACAGAATGTGGGGATTGGTACTACTTCGCCAAGTGCAAAATTAAATGTAAATACAACTGGTGCAAATTCACGCATTGCTATTGGTGATACTGCGTCTGGTACATATTCAACCATGCTCATGTATGGTGGTAGTGGAAAATATAATTTTCAATTAGGCGTTCAAAACAATGTAAACAACGCTTTCGAAATAACTCCATCTACTGCGGCTGGTGGTACAACATTTAGTACGCCAGCAATGGTTATCGACTCCTCTGGTAATGTGGGGATTGGTACTACTTCGCCAAACCTAGGTGGATTAACCCGTGCTTTAACTTTAAATGCGCCTACTGGTGGTAATTACGCAGGTTTTGAATTAGCGGGTGCTGGGACACAAACTGCCCGTTTTGTAGCAAATAATACAGCCGCATATTTTGGTTCATCACCTGCAACGCCTTTAGTTTTTGAAACCAATAACACAGAGCGTATGCGTATCGCCTCAACGGGGCAAGTGTTAATTGATAGAACAACAGATACAGCAAGTGGAAAATTGGAAATTTATGGTAATTCAGACGGGGCTTTTAATCCACTAACTATAATTCAAGGGGCGGCTGGTTCTACTAGCAGAACAAATATAGCCTTTTATAGGGTTTCTGCTAGCGCAACTGTTGGCACAATCCAAACAACTAACACAGCCACATCCTACAATACCTCATCTGATTACCGACTAAAAGAAAATATTGCGCCTATGACTGGTGCTTTAGCCAAGGTTGCTCAACTTAAACCCGTTACATACAAATGGAAAGCAGACGGCTCTGATGGTGAAGGTTTCATTGCTCACGAATTAGCGAATGTTTGCCCTCATGCAGTTAGTGGTGATAAAGATGCAACCCGTGAAGAACAATACGAAGTAACACCATCAGTTAAAGATGAAGAAGGAAATATCACTACCCCTGCGGTAATGGGTACACGAACTGTTCCTGACTACCAAGGCATTGATGTTTCATTCCTAGTAGCAACACTAACAGCGGCTATCCAAGAACTAAAAGCAATAAACGACACACAAGCCGAAACAATCAACGCACTAACCGCCCGAATCGTGGCGCTAGAAGGAGTATAAATAATGCCAACAATTATTGACGGCACAAGTGGCGTAACCTTCCCTGCGGGTGGAGTAGGTAATCCTGCTGGTGCAGTGGTGGGTACAACTGATACTCAGACGCTTACTAATAAAACTCTGACAACACCAGTTATCAGTTCACTTTCATCTGCATCTGCTACTGCGCTAACTTTGCAGTCTGCTGGCACTACTGCGATTACTGTTAGCACTTCACAGAATGTTGGTATTGGGGCTACACCTACCCAAAAATTACAAGTTGCTGGTAATGTATTTATTAGCTCTGGTCAATATTTTATGTGGGACAACGCTGGTGCATGGGCTTTGCAATCTGACGCATCAACTTATGTTCGTACTCTTATTAATGGCAATGAGCAATTGCGTACCAATGCTTATGGTATTGGTATTGGTGGAACTACACCATCGTCAGGTACGGGCGTTACATTCCCCGCTACACAAAACGCATCATCTGACGCAAACACATTGGATGATTATGAGGAAGGAACTTGGACACCTACTTATGTAACCTCTGGAGGTGGCGGTACGCAAGGTGGAAGTTCAACTGGCTATTATGTAAAAATTGGAAAACTTGTTACTTGCACTTTCGATTGCCAAAAAACTTTAACAGGCGCTAATTCTGGAAATATTTGGATGGGTGGTTTGCCATTTACTGCTGGTAGTGGTTCTTTTGGTGGTTCTGGAACCATTGGGTATTTTAACGGTCTTTCTCAGTCTGCTATTTACACAACTATGTATATAGATAATAACGCCACTACCGCTAATCTTATGTATCAAAATACTGCTACTGCTAGTAATGCTTATTTTTCTGGAACAAGTTTTTCTGGAAGAATGATTGGGACATTAACTTACACCTCAACTGCATAAGGAGAAATCATGGCACTCACAGAAACCAAAGTAATCGACAACATTACAGTAACCGAAAACGGCACAGTCCTATATCGGGAAGCAACACGCATCCTAAAAGATGGTGAACAGATAGCACAGACTTACCATCGGTCAAGCCTGACACCAGCACAAGACCTGACAGGTCAACCAGCCAATGTAGTGGCTATCTGTAATGCCGCATGGACTGAAGAGGTCGTAGCGGCTTATCAGGCTCAAGTGGCACAAACTGGAACGCCAGCATGAGCGACATTGCAATCACCCTGACCGCACAAGAAGCCGTTGACGTAATTAACATCATCGGTCAATTACCAACCCAGTCCAACGCTCATCCGTTGTACACAAAGTTGCGTAATCAGGTAGAACCTCAGTTGCCAAAGCCCGAACCAGCGGAGTAAGCCATTGACCCATTCACCCTACTTATGGCGGCTCAAGCCGCTGTTGGCTTTATTAAGCAGGGATGTTCTATGCTCCATGAGGGGCGTATGGAACTTGAGGGCGCAAAGAAGACTGTCGAGGGAGTCATTGGCGATGTCAAGGCTATCAAAGGTATCTTTGACTGGTTCGTTGGTCTGTTTAAACGAGCAGAGCCAGACACCCCGTCCAAGCCTGTGGCGCAAAAGAAAACAGCCAAACAACAGCAGTCTTACGAAGACCTCGAACTCAAACTCATCAGCGAGATTGGTGCAAACCTCGGTGTCCTCTTTGACACGCAACAACAGATTAACAACCACTACCTTGAACTAGAGGAGACAAGCAAAACCAACTATGACCCAGCGCAAAACACCAGTCAAAAAGCCATAGAGCGGGCATTGATTGAGTTGCAGATGGAGAAGTTGATGGAGCAGACTAGAGAGGCAATGGTCTACGCCCCGCCAGAACTGAAAGACTTGTATAGCCGATTCCTCAAAATGCACCAAAAGATTGAGCGGGAGCAGGAGTGGGCTAGAGCAGAAACAATACGCAGGACTAGGCTGGCAAGGTGGAAGCAAGAGCAAGAGGAGATTTGGGTCATTGAGTTAATAAGTGGGGTAATTGCCGTGATGTTCATATCTATGATTTTTGGATGGTTAATGTGGCAACTACGAAGCTGGTCTACTGGATATTGATAGGAGTAGCCATATGCATCATTGTTGGAGTTACTTCGATGGCGTATGTGGAAACCTTGTATATGAAAGCCCAGCTCAAGCAAGAGATCAAAGAGTTGCGTAAATTGAAACGGGAACTAAAGGAATCAAAATGATGACGCTATTTTCAACCCTACTGTCTTTCCTGATGGGCGGGTTACCCAAGCTGATGGACTTCTTTCAAGACCGCGCAGACAAGTCGCATGAACTAGCCTTGGCACAGATGCAGACTGAGCGCGAGTTGACCTTGAAGAAGGCTGGCCTAGAAGCTCAAGAAAAGATTGAGCATATCCAGACCGAGCAAATTCAGATCAACGCCGAGGTGACCAACGCACAGACCGCCATGCAAGAGCGTCAAGCCCTGTATGCACATGATATTGCTATCGGTCAGGGTGCAAGTCTATGGGTAGTAAACGCCCGCGCTATGGTGCGTCCTGCCATAACTTACGGGATGTTTATCTTGTTTGCCTTTGTGGAGATATTTGGTTTTTGGTTTGCTTATCACAAGGAAGTGCCGTTTGATGTAGCTCTAGACCTACTGTGGGATAACGAGACTCAAATCATTTGGGCAAGCGTGGTGTCGTTCTGGTTTGGTACACAAGCCTTTGGGAAGAAATGAACCTGTCAGACAAAGCTCTGAAGATGATTACGCACCATGAAGGAGTGCGTCAGAAGCCCTATCGTTGCCCAGCCAAGCTGTGGACGGTGGGGGTGGGTCATGTCTTATACCCAGAGCAAGGCAAGATGAAGATAGAAGAGCGGGATGGGTTTGGCCTTAAAGACGCAGACAACCGCACATTCAGCATGGAAGAAGTCAATGGAATTCTTAAAGCAGATTTGGCTAGGTTTGAGCGAGGTGTGGTTCAGTTCTGTCCTGTTCCCCTCACTCAGGGTCAGTACGATGCTCTTATCTCTTTTAGCTTTAATGTTGGTTTGGGAACGCTACAGCGCTCAACCCTCCGTCAGAAGGTTCTTAGGGGTGATATGGAAGGGGCGGCAGAAGAACTCTTGAAGTATTGCAAGGCGGGTGGCAAAATACTCAAAGGGTTAGAAAACCGCCGTAAAGACGAGCGCGCCCTGTTCTTAGGATAAGAAATGCCACTAAAAAAATTAGCGCTAAGGCCGGGGGTCAACAAGGAAAACACTCGCTATACCAATGAGAACGGCTGGTATGACTGCGACAAAATCCGCTTTCGCCAAGGCACACCTGAGAAAATCGGTGGGTGGCAACGCATCTCTACTGATACGTTTCTAGGCATATGCCGATCTCTGTGGAACTGGGTCACTTTAACTTCCTTAAATCTTATTGGCGTAGGTACTAACTTAAAGTTCTATATTGAGCGTGGCGGTGTCTATAACGATATAACCCCAATCAGAGCGACTACAACACTTACTAATCCTTTTACGGCCACTGCCAGCTCTAGCGTAATCTCTGTATCTGCCACGGCGCATGGATGCATAACCAACGACTATGTAACTTTCAGCGGTGCTGGAATTACAGGATTGGGTGGAAACGTTACCAGCACTGTATTGACTGGTCAGTTCAAAGTTACTGTCATTACGGTAAACACTTACACAATTACTGTCTCAGCCACGGCTAATGCCACAGACGCATCAGGATCGCCCGGCGGTGGAACTGTAATTGCCCAGTATCAAATCAATACTGGCCCAGCCTACGCCGTCCCCCTATCTGGATGGGGAACTGGCCTATGGGGATATGGAACATGGGGTTTTGGTGCGGCATCTACAGATGCTATGCGCTTGTGGAGTCAGAGTAACTTTGGTCAAGACTTAATATTTGGCCCAAGGGGTGGAGCCATCTATCTTTGGAATGCCAATCTAGGTGTAGCAAGTTCCACTTTTACGGTAACGATTGCTAGTCCGGCTGTGGTTACGTTTGGAAGTTTGACTGCTATTCCCAATGGCACGGCTATCCAGCTAACCACTACAGGCGCTTTACCCACAGGATTGTCTGTAGGTACTGTTTATTATGTTGCTAACTCTTCTGGGGCTACTTGCAACCTGACAGCTACTTTTGGTGGAGCAAACATAATCACAACAGGCGTTCAATCTGGCACTCATTCTGTATCTTCAAGAGGTATAAACATTGCCAGCCTAGCCAGCGCATCCGCCTGTCCTACGGTGCAGAACTTTATTCTTGTCTCTGATACAAGCAGATATGTATTTGCTTTTGGATGTAACGCACTTGGATCGACTACTCAAGACCCCATGCAGATCCGTTGGTCTAACCAAGAATCCGTAGTGGAATGGACTCCCGCCGCCACTAATACGGCTGGTGATCTTCGTCTGTCTCACGGTTCTGAGATTGTTACGGCCATGCAAGCCCGACAAGAGATATTGGTATGGACTGATTCATCCCTTTATTCTCTCCAGTATGTAGGCGCTCCTGTGGTGTGGGGTTCTCAACTGGTTGGTGATAACATATCTATCGCTGGAGAAAATGCCGTGGGCTACGCTGGTGGCGTGGCGTACTGGATGGGCGTAGATAAGTTCTATAAATACGATGGACGCACTCAAACCTTGTCTTGTGATCTGCGCCAGCACGTTTTTGAAAACATCAACAAAGACCAGTTTGACCAAGTTGTGTCTGGAACTAACGAGGGCTTTAATGAAATCTGGTGGTTCTACTGTTCTTTAGACTCTATCGTGGTTGACTCTTATGTTGTCTATAACTACCTTGAGCCAAATGGTAGAGGTGGCACAGGCGTTTGGTATTACGGCTCTATGGGCAGAACAGCATGGCTGGATTCTGGTCTAAGCGATTACCCAATTGGAGCCACTTATGACTACAACTTAGTCAACCATGAAATTGGTGTTGACGATAAGACTACGGGTACGACTTTACCTATTGAGGCTTACATCACATCTGCTGAGTTTGATATTGATGATGGAGATAAGTTTGGGTTTATATGGCGTGTAGTACCAGACATTACCTTTAGAGGATCTACGGCAACTAGCCCGCAAGTCACTATGTACTTAAAGCCCATGCAGAACTCAGGCTCTGGGTATAACAGCCCAGCGTCTGTAGGTGGCGATGCCTCTGCCACTATTACCCGCACGGCAACTCTTCCAATTGAAGAATTCACGGGGCAGATCTATACAAGGGTTAGAGGCCGTCAAATGGCTATGGAAGTCAGGTCTACTGCCGCAGGAGTAACTTGGCAACTAGGATCGCCCCGTCTAGACATTAGACAGGACGGCAGACGATGACATACATCGTTACCTCTGAATCTGAAATAAATAAAATTGCGGCACCAGCATTGCCTCTTGGTGGGGAAGAGTATTCTGTTATATATCAAAACCAGTTTAATAATGTCTTGCGCTTGTACTTCAATCGTATACAAGGCATATTAGATCAACTTAGTACAGACAGCGGGATAATCCCCGCCCTTACCGTTTATACGGTGGCAACCCTTCCAAGCGCAGCCACATCTGGAACAGGTGCTAGAGCGTTTGTATCTGATGCTTTAGCTCCTGTGTTTGGTTCAACCGTAGCTACAGGCGGAGCTGTCAAAACGCCAGTATATTCAGACGGAACAAACTGGAAGGTCGGATGAATTTCATAGAGCTATTAAACAAAGTTGCCCGAGTTGCTCGCCCAGCTCACCATGAGTTCATCCCTATTGAGCGGATGGATGAGAAGTTTGAGGAAACCTGTTTTGACTCTCTAGACATGCTGATGATCGGTATGTTCATGGGGATGATCTACGACATTGACGATGAAATCTCCAAAGAGTTCCAGCCTGAGACCGTGCAAGAACTCTATGACTTTATACAGTTGAACAAAAAGCATGATCCTGAGTCCATAGAGTGGGCGCTGGAGCAGATTAAATGATCCACCTAACGCACTACCGCACGGCATATTCAACTACGGTGGAGTTGATGGAGGGTGTCTTCCCCCAGAAAGTTCACTGGTTTCCAGAGACATATGCGCGTGTAAACAGTGGGATGTTCTATGTTCCCCATCGTGTTGCTGACAAAGTACTTGACCCAGTTCTAGCCAAGGAACTAAGGGAAAACCCTGTGGGCAAGACTGCATTTATTCTTGCTGGTGGGAACTCCCACTTTGCAGGAATTAACCCCCGATCCAAGGATCCTACAAGGCTGTCTTATGAATATAAGTTCCTACCATTTACTCTTACTCAAGTGTATGCAGGAAGAACAGCCCAAGCCTTGGGTGCTACGGATCATGTTGTTACCGATGCCACAGCCTGCGCCTCCAGTCTTAAAGCATTGATGGATGTACAGACCCTGATTAACTTTTATGAGTTTAAACGGGTAATTGTCCTGACGGTAGAGGATGCTGTAACCAACTCAGTCCTTGAGTTCTTTGGAGAAGCCAAGGCATCTCTTACCAAGAAAGAGGAAGATTTAGGTGTTAAGCCATCTGCCTTTGATGAGACAAACTACGGGTTCTTTGTGGGTCAAGGCGCGGCTCTGGCGGTCTTTGAGTCCAGCGACGTATCAGAGAACCCGTTAGCCATCCTAAAGGGAGCCTATACAGCCAGCGAAGATCACTCGAACGCTATCGGCCAGCGAGAGGATGGGCAAGGGTTTATTCGTGCGATTGAGGGGGTTCTAGACATAGCCCGTACCCCCGCCGAGCATATAAGCATTGTCAAAACGCACGGTACTGGAACAAAGTCCAACAACATGGCTGAAAAAGCCGCTTTGGCGTACACGTTAGACAAATATGTCGCTACCTCGTACAAACAAAAGATAGGCCATACGATGGGTGCCAGCGGGCTATTAGAAACTCTATTATTAATAGATAATATCTTCTCTGATGAGATAGTTCCCTGTATCGCTAACAGGACTGCCTATGACGAAGTATTTCTGTCGGAAGATGTCAAAGTGCCACAGGGCGATATATTGACTCTTGCCGCAGGTATGGGCAACGTGTACTCGGCGGCTGTGCTGTCGTTGGAGATTTAAATGTCACAGATGGTCGATAGCAATAAAAGAAAACTAAATTCCGCTGAAATCATTACGATTGCTTTGGAAAATACACGCTCTAGCCATTCCCCCAAAGTGGCTCTACCTGCTATTTTGACCGAACTATCTCAGCCCAATACAGATATAAAACAAATTGGTAACACCATGTTTGTTCTGCATGAAGGCGAAGAAGGCCAAGCCTTTTTTAAGGCTTTAAACGCAGATACGCCAAGGAACTTTCTACAGCACAGCAGGAAGTACGTTGTCTATGCAAAGAATGAGCTTGGTCTAGATGTGTTGGTTACTGAGTTTGAAGACAAAGCAATTAGCACTTTATTCCATGCAATTGCCAAAAGCCCTCCTATGCCCGGCATGGGGTTCAAAGAATATAAAACAGACAATGGCGGATTCCGCATTGTTTTAAATTTAGGACACTGATATGGGTGCGGTAGCAGATGCAGTATCAAGCGTAACTGATGCAGTAAGCGACGTAGTTTCTACGGTGGGGGATGCTGTCTCCGATGTTGGTAATGCTGTTGTTACTCAAGTTGTTGAGCCTGTAGTGAAGGCTGTTGATAACACCATCAAAGCCGCCGAAAAAGACCCTATTGGCACTATTGCACAGGTTACTGCCGCTGTCTATGCTCCATATCTTTTGCCCGCTGTTTCTGCTGCAAACACAATGGCTCATGGTGGTAGTTTAGAAGATGGTCTTAAATCTGCCGCCATAAGTTACGTGGCTGTTGAGGCTGGTAACTACGTATCAAGTGAACTTACGCCAACTTCTACCCCCGTGGTGGATATGGAACTTGGCCCAACGCCAACCATTACGCCAGATGTACCGCCACCAGCAGTAGATCCAACGGTTGCCAAACTTGCTGGCTCAACCGCTTCTGGCGCTACCAGAGCAGTGCTAACAGGCAAAGATCCTATCTCTGGTGCTGCATCAGGTTTAACTTCTGGCGTTGTTGGAGCGGGTACAAGCGCAGGCGCAAAAGAGATATCTGATGCCAATTTTGAAGATTGGTCAAGAACTCAAGCACAAAATGCTAATGAGAACGCACCAAGCCCAACTGAGCAAGATGTATTGGCGGCTGACAATACGATTCCTTTGCCTGCACCAACAACCACGACCGAGACTGGGCCGGGTTATTACAACGAGGCTACGGGTCAATTTGTGCCAAGCGAAACTGGCACGGCTCCCTTAGACAATACTTCCGGAACTAATCTGGACAGTATGAAGGATTACAAGTACGACACTGCGACTAATACTTGGACTTCTCCTGATGGCGAAGTAATCACTTTAAACGACCTATCTAATGCACAGACTC